ATTCGTGATGTTCCAATCGTATTGAATAGTATTTCATATGAAGATGATTATGAGGGTGACTTTACTAGTAGACGCTCAATCATATATACTCTAGCATTTACTGCAAAATATTATCTATATGGGCCTGTCACTTCTACCAATATTATTAGAAATGTTCAAGTGGATCAGTATGCAAATACTCCAGTTAATGCGCCTACAAGAGAACAAAGATATACAGTTGCACCAACACCAACAAATGTTGCCGCTTCTGATTTTGATCCAGACGATGATAACTTTGGATTTAATGAAACGACAAGTTTCTTTGAGGATGCAAAAGATTATAATCCTGTAACTGGACAGGATGAATAAATAATAGAAAAGAATTCCTAAAGGAAGAAAGTAAATGGCAATTAGACAAGTTATATCAAGATCTATTGGGGTTGATGTCATTGCAGCAGAAGATATTGCTGCAAATGCTATCACCGCAGCAGAGATTCAAGATGGTGTGATTAGTGGTGCAGAACTCACTACACCATTTAATTATCAATCTGGACTTTTGTATCTAGATACTGTTAATAGTAGAGTTGGCATTGGAACTACAGGCCCAGCGTATGATTTTGAAGTTGAGAATTCAGCAAATGTAGAAATTATGGCAACCACTACAACTGGAAATTTATCTGGTGGTATCCAAGCACTTCAAAATCAATCTATCAGATTAGGTTCTGTCACAAATCACAACACTGAAGTGGTTTCAAACAATTCTGTGGCAATGTGGATATTACCAACTGGTCATGTTGGAATAGGAAATGACACCCCATCAGTATTTAATTCTCAAGGCAATAGACTTGTCGTGGGTGACGGATCTGGCGATGAGGGAATAACAATTTACTCTGGTTCTGGAACTGGTGATACTGGAAATATTTTTTTTGCAGATGCTAGTTCTGATCCAGATTGGGTTCGTGGTGGAATAACATACGATCACGGCACTGATCAAATGAAACTTAGAGTTAATGATGCGAACAGACTAGAAATTAATAGCAGTGGTTATGTCGGCATTGGAGAATCTAACCCAACTTCACCACTTCATGTTGCAACAGCCTCAGCACAAAGAGTAGCAACATTTATTTCAACATCCCATGATCCTCAAATTTATCTTGGTGATGCTGCATCTTCTGATAATGCAATTATTTTGGGTTATGATAGAGCAGATAATAGAGGTTACTTAACAGTCGCTGGTGATGGAGATAATGTATTTACAATAACTAATGGTGGAAATATTGGTGTTGGTATTGCTAGTCCAGCATCAAAACTTCAAGCATATCATTCTACCACACTACAAGCAAGAATTTGTGATCAGAGTGTTAATGGTCATTACTTTGAAGCTCAATCATTTGATGGAACAGATGCTTTTACAATTTATCAAAAACACGGTTCTACTTCAAGTAGAAACTCATTTATTGTTAAGGATAATATTACTACAGGAAGAACAGCATTTGCTGTAAGAAGTGACGGTCAGGTTCTGGTAGGAACAACATCTACTACTCCAAACCCTGGCATCTCTTTACAAAGAGGTGGAACTATTGGTATAGGTAATTCAAATGGAAATAGTGGCACTAGTTTCATAGAGTTCAGACGCAATGCTACCCAGATTGGTTCTGTTACTCAAAACGGAACAGGTAGTGTTAGTTTTAACCTCATCAGACTACAGACTAAAAGAAAATGATGTAGATATTGAAGATGGTATTGATTTAATTAAATCTTTACGGCCTATTAGATATAATTGGATTAATAAACCAGAAGAAACAGTAATGGGATTTCTTGCCCATGAAGTTTCAGAGGCTGGAATTCCACAAGCTGTTACAAGAGATAAAGATGAAGTTGATGAAGATGGAGAAATTGTTCCACAACAACTTGATCAATCACAATTAGTTCCAGTTTTAACTGCTGCACTGAAATCTGCAATTGCAAGAATTGAAGAACTTGAGACTAGACTTACTGATGCTGGACTTTAATAGTCCACATAAATAATACACAATCACATAATGGAGTGAAAATACTATGACTGAAGAAACTAAAAAAATGATTAATATTGATGGTGTTGATTATGCTATTGATGACTTGGATGAAAAGACTATTAAAGTAATTAACAGTCTTGCAAAGTCCAATCAAATAGAAGCGGACTTGTCCTTTGAAATTGAACAACTCAGAGTTGCGAGACAAGTTTTGTTTGATGAACTAAAGGGTTTGCTTCCACAAAAAGAAGAAGCAGATGAGCAATCAGACTGATATTTTGGATAATGTTTTAGGTATTACAGAGCCGGTGGAGATGGTGACTAGAGAAGTATCTCCACCTAAACCTGTTATTGTTCCCGAAACAAAACTAAATGATGAAGATGTTGACAACGATTATAAATATCAGCGAGAGAATTTTTATAATCTGATTGAAAGAGGACAGGATGCAATTGATGGTATCCTAGACCTTGCAAGAGAATCAGAACACCCTAGAACCTATGAGGTTGCTGGGAACTTAATTAAACAGGTTGCTGAGGTTACAGAAAAACTTGGTGACTTACAGGCAAAGATGAAGAAACTCAAAGAAGTTCCCAACTCTGCGCCACAAAATGTAACTAACGCATTATTTGTTGGTTCTACTGCTGAATTACAAAAGATGTTAAAGGGAAAAAACTAAGATGCCATTAACCAGAATTAAAAATACGGCAATCGGTGACGGTGGTATTTCAACCGCAAAACTTGCTGATGGTGCTGTTACTACTGTAAAACTTGGTAATGACTCAGTAAACAGTGCAAAAATTGGTGTAGATGTTATTGCTGCAGTTGACTTGGCGGCTAACTCTGTAGAGACTGCCGAAATTAGTGCTGGTGCTGTTACTGGAGCAAAATTAGCTAATAATCTAGATTACGATTCTGGACTTCTCTACCTAGACAGCACAAATGATAGAATAGGCATCGGCACAACATCCCCACAAGAAAAACTTCAAGTTAGTGGTGCATTAACATCAACTGGAGCGGCAATCAACACACCCGCTAGTTCTACAACAATAGATATAACTGGTAGTAATGTGTCTAGATTTATTAGTGCTGGGCCAGATTCATCAACAGTTGGATCGATAGCACTGAACTCTGAGTCAGATAATGCTTCAATCGTATATCAACCATTTCATTCAGATGTTTCTGGAAATGTGTCTCTTGGTTCACGACCTGTAGCTATTCCAGTATCTATAGATTCTAGTCTTGCTGGAATAGCTGTAAATTCTTCTGGTTCAGTTGTAAATATCAACAATCCAGGCAATGGTGCAACTCTTAAATTAACTGATCCTGCTGCTGGTGCAAACAGAGGGTTTGCAATGAGCCTTCAAAATGTCACTGCAATTGTTAATAACTCAGAAGCAGGCCCAATTGTATTTGGCACTGGTAATACTGAAAGAGCAAGACTTACTAATACAAATCAAACACAACTTTCTTTGTATAATACATCACCTCCTGCTACTGGAACAGCATCTCTTGTTGCTGGTGACAGAACAATTTTAGGTGATGTTGTAACTTATCAATCTCTTTATTCAAACAATGCATATTATGATGGCAGTAATTGGAGATATTATCGAAATGATGAGTATAGTTCTATCAGAATGTTTGATGGAAAAATATTCTTCCACACTGGTAATGCTGGAACAGCTGGTAATGTAATCTCAAATATGGATGGATATGAAAGAAGGGTTACTATTGATGGAACACAAAATGGTGGATCGAGTAGAACTCAAATGTATATTGAAGATTCTTATCTAGTATCTCATGCCAGAAATGTTTATTTTGCTGAAAATTCAACTCCACAGTTTGTAACTACTGGTTGGGTTGATACCGCTCTATCATTAAACAATGTCTTTATTCCTAATCATGTCAGAGTGATGCCATTCTGGTTATATGGAGTATTCAGAAATAATGGAATGTCCAGCCTTAATCATACAGGATTTAGATTAAGAGTTACAGGTGGTTCGATTTCTGGAAGTGCATATATTGGAGATGGTAGTTGGGGATTTGGTATTCATCAATTGGTTGGGCCCACCATGGGAACTAACTGGAATACATTTTGCAATCATGTAAACCTGTTAGATTTTGATGTAAATAATAACCAAGCAGGATTAACGGCCGGTTCAACTTATAATTTCACTGTCCAAGTAAAAGATGCGTTTACCAATGGTAGTGATTTGATTATTGCTGGTGAAGCCGGTGGTGGTCAGGCAACTTACGCACCATTTCACTGCACATTAATTATTGTATAGGGGTTAATAGAATATGTTTAGTATTATAGATATGATTCATTACGCTAAAAAAACACATAATGTAAATATAAATTTTACAATTGTTGGCGATCCAGATGAAATTACTAGTAATGAAGCTTTCAGGGAAAAAGTTAAATGGCTTGATGGAGTTGACATTGACGGAAATCAAACTTTCCTAGACTACTCTCCATTGTCTTATGAACAAGTTATAGAAAATTACGATCTATCTAAAAGACAAAAAATTATTGATAATATCAGAGAACAAAGAAATAAAAAACTTGCTGAAAGTGATTGGATGGCAAACTCTGATGTAACTATGAGTGATGAATGGAGAACCTATCGTCAAGCTCTAAGAGATATTACAGATAATCTAGGAGATCTTTCTGATGTTCAGTGGGATGATTTTGGTAATGTAGAGGAAAGTTCTGTCGGATGGCCGACAAAACCATAAAACCATGCTATGTCAAATTATGATCACTATCTTGGAAATCCACTTTTAAAAAAATCTAATGTTCCTGTAGAGTGGACAAAAGAACAAATTATAGAATATCAAAAGTGCATGGAAGACCCACTGCACTTTATTCAAAATTACATTAAGATTGTTTCTTTGGATGAAGGGTTAGTTCCTTTTAAAATGTTAGATCGGAAGAGC